TACATGCTTCGGAATGCGAGTGTGATTCATCCGATTCCATGTCCGAACCCGATGACAGTTCGCACAAACAACCTCACACTTCTTTGCTTCTTGATGAATCTCAAGAAGAGTATGGGTAGCGAACTGCGACAAATTGAAGAGTTTTTTGAACTGCGGTAAGTGGTCAAACTCCATAGCCGCCCTATGGAACCGTCCCCCACAGTCTAAGCATGGTTGCGATTTAAGTTCAGCAATCAGTGTCTCTTTGACGTTAGCCACGCGATGACCCCCACGGGAGAATAAAACACCATCTGGGTGAATTATACCCGTAAATACAAGCAAAGTCAAGGACATACAAACAAAAGTCAGATGATGTACCGTCAGACGGTGTTTTATTGGGCAGGGGAGTCAGATGGTGGTTAATGTCTGATAGCGGTGAATGTGAAAGAGTTCTTAACTCTTTCTCTCTCTTACACTTATCTTCATTTTCGGTCAGATAGTGTTTAATTCTCTCCCGTAGGGGTATGCGTTTCATCGGAGGTCAAACTCCCTCTCAACCGGGGGCTGGTGGTCGTAACCCTCTTCCTCAACTGCTGAGTCTGCCGTCACTGTCGCTGTCCGTTCGTCCATCTCGGGTAGCTCCCACATCCATTCGCGGGCGATTTGTTTAGGTTTGATACCCAATTCGTGCATCGCCGTCCGTAGGACACCTTCCTTGATGTTTTTCTCTTCCTTGGCGTGCATGATGATATCCTTCGCCGTTAGAGCGCCATCCTGTAGTTTGGCTTCCAGCCAATCCTTGGCTTCCTGTAGCTTGGGAGCCGTGCCTTCAGGACGCCCGGGTCCATTCCGCTTGACTCGTGAGAGCACATCGTCCGCCGTCTTGTCAATGGCAGCATCCCAAACAATGTACGGGGTCCATGCACCTTCAGCCTCGCCGGGGATATCAATCGGGCGGGCTTCGATGTGGTACGCAAGACCGCTACCTGATGCTTTCACGAGATTGTTCTTGATGCGTGCCATGGAGAAACTATCTTTCAGTTGACCGTCATCTGACGTAGCGTCGCGTACGAACAGCCACGAGCACCGAGCGACGCCAATGAACGCCATCGCGCCGCCGACGCGGCTAATCGCTTCCAGTTCTGATTTCTTGTTCAAGTGCATCACAATGACGACTGCGACGTTCTGACGCTGCGCGATTCGCTTGAGTGGAATCAGAATTCCCCGAGCGTCTTGTTCGGCAACCATGCTCGTATCGCCGAGATAGTTCGAGATTGGGTCAACGATGATAAGCCGAATGTTCGGGTGCTGCGCCAGCGCCTTTTCAAGCGCGGGAAGGTCCATGTCAAATCGGACTTCAGATTCTTCGCTGCTCCCGGGACGCCGCATGGACTCAAGAAAGTGGATTTTGGTCATGTCTGCGTGCGCCGCCACGAGCCGAGTTGCAGCCGTGTCGTCTACGTCGTCTTCACCGACGAGCACTAGCACTTCACTCGGAGGCGTGAAGTTCTCACAATCTGGGAACTTCTCGCCTGTTGTTATACGTTTCGCAAGGTCCAAAGCAGCGAGTGATTTCCCGTTGTCGGGATTCCCAGCGTACAGCGTGAGTTTCCCGAGCGGGACGCGGTCGGTCCACAACCACTTAATCTTTTTCAGGACAACCTCATCGCCCCGACGTAGAACCGCTTCGGCTGGCGGCAATACAACGTCAACGGGTTTGGTTCCCACTGGCAGCGGAGCGCCGCCCGCGCATGCCTTTGTGATTGACCGGCGGCGATAATCTTCTCGGTCAGTCCACTTGTCCCGTTGTCCGAGTTTGGATGCGCCGAACGCCCACTCTACCGTAGCGGCGTCTTTGTTGAAGAGCAGAGCGAGAATATCAAGCAGCGCCAAGTCCGCCCGGGACTGGTCATCCATATACTCGGAGGTGTCACCCATCCACAGTTTCTTCAGCTTGTCGTTGCGAATCTGCGAGACCATGAAATAGGCAAGACTGATGTCCAGAATCTTCGGCACGCCGTTGCCTGAGAACTGATTAGAAGTGCAGGTTAGGTAACGTCCGCCTTCTGCTCCGCTGTAAATCTCCGCACCGTAGTGGTTGCCGCTGAACTTACGTTGCCCTGCCGGGAGCGCGGCGCACTGCACGAACGCTCGTAGTCCGTTTCCTGACGGAGTGATTTCGCAGTACGGATTCCCTAACTTTTCAAGTATATCCAACACGTACGGCTCGGCGACCCCATCGTGGAGTACACCGTCGAAGTCGATGCCAACCAAATCTGTACCTTGCAGCATAAAGCCAACGCCGTCGTAGTCGTTCAGGATGTCGTTCGCTGCCGCGAATGCCACGTCGAACGTCGCCCATGTAGCTACGTCGTTGGACTTAGCGTACACGCCTTTCGACTTGGCGTCGTACGGAACCTTAGTGGGTTTCTTGTTGCGAATTTCATGCTTCCAGACAATCCAGTTGGGTAAATCAATCAAGACTCGCGGAATGTTTTCGCCGTTTAACATGCTTGCTCCCGCCGGAGGTAGCACAAAACCTGTTCTATCTCCTGAATAGTTGCGTTACTTTTGAGGCGGTTTGCTCGATATGATATCACGCGAGCATTGCCAGAAACGTACCCTCGGTCAAGTCTGATTCTGTCCACAGTTGGTGAGTTGTCTGTGATGACTTTTATCCCGGGAAACAGAGGAATTCCCAGAACGGGGCAAAACTCAGGAACAGGAATGTCTTGGATTGTTATGCTAAACTCAATGCCGAGTGCCTTGGCTCGGGATTTTGCCTTTCCGAGTAAGTAGCGACTGGTTCCTCTCCACAGCGAGTACCACGTCTGTGCTCTCTCGGGGTTATTGATTCTCCACAACCGGGTCGTTTCTACTTTTTCTTCCTTGTGCGCGTCTCTGTACTTTTTGTCCTGCGCTTTTCGGCGTGGGAGTTTCCATCGGTCTCGGTCGTGTTTTCTTCTCGTTTCTATATCACGGTAAGGCATAGACTACTCGCTCTCTTTGCCAAACTCTAACTCATCGACCTGCTTCCGGGCCAACAGCATGTCCCGAAGTTCGGGTTTGTTGGCACAGATGCCTCGCATCGGGCAGTTCGGACACTTCTCATTTGGATATCTTACACCACTTTGCATCGGAAAGAAATCTTTTTCTGTCGCCTGCACAATTGCGATGATGTCCCGCTTGATCGCTCGCCCGATATCCTCGGCACTCTCCGGGGTGATGACCACCATCTTGAACAACACCTGCTGCTTTGTGACGACTCGCTCGGGCACCGCCTTGGCGTTTGTTTCAATGAACCCCAGCCGGTCAGCCTTCACCGCTTTGCTTTCGCCGACGAACCGGGCGTCCATTTCATCGACCATACGTTGGGACTGCGTCACCATGAGGTTGCCGAGAATGTCTCGCCCCATCACAATTGCTTCGGCTCCGGGCTGAAAACCGCCGTACGGCTCCAAGAACGTAACCGTGTCGCCCTTCGAAATGGTTCGCCCGCACTTGCGGTACCACACGAACGCCGCGTTCGGCCAGCCCTTCACCCATGCATAGCTGCGAAGCTGCGGGTCGAGCACTGAATACTCTGGCACATCCTTGCCCGAGGTCTTCTCGTCTATGATGAGCGGCTCGAACGTATCCTTGATTTGTGCGACGATGTCGATGTAGGACGTGAATTCAAGTCCTGCCAATTTAGTACCGGGGAACACTTCGAAATTTGTTTCAACTTGGAAACTATCTTGTGGATTAGTGACGACGTAAGGAAAGGTCGGGTACTTGATCGCATAAAGTTTCACCATCTCCTCGCCGGTGAGATTCAAACGATTCCAGTCGAGGTCAGACTTGTTGTACTTATAAGGCTTATCCTTAGCTTCGTCCCACCGACGGTGAAACTCGGCGACCGCCGTAGCCACATCCATGCCGTGCTGGTGATAGAACTGGACAGCCTGCTCGACCGCGATGCCGAAAAACTTGGCAGCGTTCTCATCCCGCTCGGTCCAGCCCTGCACCCGTTCAAGGTAATACTTGCGGGCACAGTAGTTGAATGAATCAGACCCGCTGTACGAGTGGCGAGTGACGTAGTAGCCCTTGCTATTGATATACAGGTGCGGTTTCATTGTGCTCATGCTCTTTCTCCTTCAGTTTGCAGCGCGCCCAAGTTTTTGCGGAGTCTAATAAACTCAGTTTCGCGTCTGTTTTTTGCAGTTCTTTATACCCAAGCGCCAGCATACTAAGAGCAACTTTACGGATGTCTTCAAATGCATCAGGTTCTTCGCGGTTGGTTCGTTTCTCGATATGAAGACGCTCTTGGCCGACGGAACCTAAATAAGAATCCATCTCTCGCAACGCCTCTTTTTCGGGAATCCTCAGTTCTTTCCACACCGACGCCATCTCGGTAGTTTTGAGTTTTTGTTGCCACTCATAACACACCTGACCAAACCGCAGACGGACTGGCGCGACTTGTTGATACTCTATCCAGACTACTCCGATTTCTTTTTTGGCTAGTTCTACTTCGGCGTTTTGTTGCTGAGTCATTAAGCCGCCTTTTTAGGGTAAGGAAATGTGGGTTTGGCGAGAATTTTTCGGTCCTCCGCGCTTGCAAACCATATATACCTGTGTTTGAGAGACCGGGGTCGTAACTCCATTTCATATCGGACTCGGTCGCGCGTGAAATGAGTCCAAGATTTTTTTGTACCCCGCCCCGCGAGAACTCCGTCCGATTCTCGCACATACGCCCACGCCCTGCCGCGTGTTTTTGCTGCCTCGGCCCCGCACTGGGGGCACGCCAAGGATGCGGGGACGGCGGGAAGGGTTTTACTGCCCGCTTTGGATTTTTGCGGAAGAGGTCCCTCAAACAAGCCGTGGGCGGGACATTGAAATACCACGCCCCCTCTGATTTTCTCCGCAACAGACCTGTAGTCGTTTCCCCCGACCACCGCGATATCATCAAAGCCAATGGAACTGCCGAGGTAGAGCCAGTTCGTCGCTTGATAGACAAAACCGACGTGAGCGAGCCCCGTAGCGTTTGTGCGTGACCCATCCGCGTAGCTAATGAGAATCATGTGAGGGTGTATTTTTTGAATCTGGCGCAAGCACCACCCTATAAATTGGCTTTCAGTATTTCGCGGCAGCGTATCGCTGACCCATAGGCGGTTCAGTTCGTATACATCGTGTTGTCTGGACGTGCGAAGGAGTCGTTGATTTTTGTTTTCCCCCACCACATCGCAACGGGCAGAGAAAGTGACGGGAAGGCCGATTGTCAGGACGCCAACAATCTCTCCACTTTGTTCTATCCCCCACGCACGAATTATAGGGCACCGCTTATGCTTGTAGTGATGCTCAATCACCAACGCCGTCGCCTTCTGGTGGTCGAGTAGTTCGACGAAATGGAGCGAAGGGGTCGGAATCGAACCGCCGCCTGCTGGCTGGATAGCCAACTGTTCTGCCATTGAACTACCTCCGCTCCACTACTATACGCGCTCTGCTTCGGTATGTCAAGAAAAACTTCACGGACGGGGGACGCGGCGGCTCAAACTGGCGTTGTGTGCCAGAATGGCTTTTTCGACTTCGCGCGCCCCTTCTTCAAACTTCTCCGTGAGGCGGCGAATGGTTTCCCGATGGTACGCCAAGACTTTTTGCGTGATGGCTATGGAGTGCCCCGGCTCATTTAACTTATTGTACAGACGGTCGGTGTAGCTACCCACCGCGCTGTATGCCTTCCCGCGCCCCAGCATCAAACTCGGCGACGTACTCTTCGGGAATTGATTGGCGAATCACATGCACATTCTGCTCAGCATCCCGACCCGTCTGAAAATTCAGGGACTCCAGAAACCGCCAGAAACCTTCCTTGTTCAAACTGACTACGCGAAGACCGCTGCGGTGAATGAAGTTGATGTCCAGCACATCATCCAACTTGGCGAAATTGGGATTGGGCATGATGACATCAAACTTTTCGCCGTTCGAGGACGCACCGAACTCGAATTCATCCTCGACAGGTCTCCCGCCATTCGGCTGTCCGCTGTGAAACAGTTCTGCGTTGGTCTGGGCGGCGTATCCAATAACCCACGCCAACTCGGGGTACCAGCGGGTGAAATTCCACGGGCGCAGAGCGCGCTCGGGGTCCATGATATACCGCGTGTACCCGTCGGCGAGGTCTCGGTCGACAGGGCGCAGCGTCACCTTTTTGAGTGAATCGATGGGGTATGGGGTCGTCGCCGTAATCCCGTCAAATTGAATCTCCGCGTAGTGCTTAGAATTCGGTTTGATTGCAACGATGACGGCGCGCTGACCATCTTTGGTCTGCACCGCCATCCTGACTTTCGCGTCTTCCATTTTCATCGGTTTGTCCTCCAACCCCATTAGACCACCCGCGTGGCTGGGCGTCAATAGTACGAAAGTACTAGCCTCGCACAAAGACGCCATCGTTGTCGCTCTTCGGCTGATACTTGAGCCCGTACTGCGCCGCGATTGCGTGCCCGAGGCGAGTTTCAAGCGACTTGTCTTGGCGTGTCTCCAGCATGCATGGTCTGAAGCTGAAATAGAGTCTTTATTTGAAGCTCGAAAAATGGGATGGATTCGTCCTCGCGCACCGTATCGTCAAACACATCCCTGGGAATAAACAGGATGAAATGCCTGCCTTCATAGCCAAACTCGCGCTCCGAGTCTGGTACTATTTGGCGTGATTCGATATACCGGAAATACTTTTTGATTTCTTCGGTGAGCTTGTCCACGTCACTCTTATAAAAGGTGACAATCCTCGCCCCGAGCTGGTCCTGAATCTGATTCAACGGATCGCTGTACTTGAGTTTTCCTTCGGTTTGCGTCTCCGCCTTCGCAATAAATCGGTCAACGTTCTTCACTCTCACAGAGATGCGGTCGATTCTCGGATAGGTATCAAAAAGCCCTTTGAGGTGCGCTTCCAGACGTGCCGCAAGCGGCAACAGCATTGTCTCCCGCCGCGCCGCATACGCTTCCACAAGAGATGTCATGACGTGGCCTTCTTAAACCGAGTGAAATAGCTTTTCCATCTCACCGCCACGGGCAATGACTCTCGATAGCGCGTCGTTTGCGCCTCGGTTCCCGCCGATGCGAGGTTTTGGGTCTTCTACTTTTGGTTGGCACTTTGGTTTGTATAGATACACGTCCCCGAGTTTATCGAGCACAAAGTGGGCTTTAGTTTTGTCGTACCACCGCCATTCAATGACATAACAACCTCCCCATTTCTCCATCTGGTCTAGCGAGTAGTTTCGAGTGCGCATCTGCGCGCCTTTTCTTGTCCACTTCATGGGTATTCTCCTCTGCGAACAGCTTATGCTGTTCTTGAAGATGTTCGACCTCTTCCGCGCGCTTCCTCAGAGAATCAAGGATGTCATCGGTTAAATATTTGCGCAGGTAGGGTGATGGAGTTCCCGAGAACGAGATGCGAAGGAAGTCAATCGCCCTCGATATAGCCACAAAATAAATGCGCTTCTCCTCACAAGGGTCGCCGTTCTTGTGCGGCATGCCGTTCGCTTTCGCCCCAATCACATAGACGTTCTTGTACTCAGACCCCTTGGCTTGGTGAACCGTCGAAATTGTGACGCCCCGAGGGTCGTTGCGGCGATGCATCATCTTGTTGGCGTAGCTTGTGAAATCTTTCGCGTACTTGAAATCTTTTCCGATGACCCGCAGCGTTTGGAGATTCTCCAACGCATCGTTGTCTCGCTCAGTGCGATCATCCACAGCGTATTTAGCCTCCAGTTGCGGTAAAACGAGATTGCAGGCGGCGTCTACTGGCAGTTTTGGGTAGATTCTCAGCCTCTCAATGGCCTTGCGCACCTCGTTTTGTTTCCAAAAACCAGTCTTGCCGAGCAAGTGATACTTAATGCCGTGCTTGTTGCACAGCCGCTCCAGTACGCCCACCATGCGATTCGTACGAGCAAGGATAATGCTTTGAAGGGGGTCTGCTTGTGCTAACTTCAGGGCAGATTCCGCCTCATCGTCTTCCTGCCAGTACATTTTCAAGCCGATAAGCCGACCTTGTTCCTCTCGCACCGCAACCATCTTGTCCAGCAGTTCCTTCGGTGTATCCGGCGGTGCATTCTCACGAATAAATTTGACGATGTTCTGCGTGCTGCGATAATTCCGCCCGAGGTAAGCGTACCTGCCGCTCGGGAACCACTGCTTGAAATTCGTAATGTTATCAGGTTTCGCGCCACGGAAGCCGTAAATCGCTTGGTTCGGGTCGCCGGCTACGATGATGTTGCCATGCTTTTCGGTCATTAGCTGCATCATGCGCCATTGCAAGTCATCTGTGTCTTGTGCTTCATCCACGATTAAAAACGTCGGCTGCCAGCGAGCCCGCAATTGAGGATTCGTTTCCAGCAAATCTACAGCATCCCGAAGTATGCTGTCAAAATCCATCCAGCCTTCGGCGGCACGCACGCGCTCGTACTCGGCGTACGCTCGTGTCAGACTATAAGCGTGGGTTTCTGCGTCGTTGGGGTCGATGACACCCCGCCGTGCATTTGAAATAAACATATCTAGCGCTTTGTAATCAACGCCCCACTTGCGAGTCAGTTTGAACATCAACCGATTCCGCTTCTCGGGCTCTACAGGCTTGCGCTCGGTCTCCGAACAGATATCATACCCAAGACTGTGGAAAGTTGATGCGATTCCTTTGACACGAAGTCGTTTTTCGAGGGTCTCTGCCATTTCTCTGGAGAAGGTCACTGCACGAATCTCAGATTGCATCACGCCGTTGTCCAGCAAATCTTGAATCAGGTCCACCATCGTGGTGGTCTTGCCCGTTCCTGGGCCTGCAATTACGCACACCGCCCCCCGGAAGTCATTAACGATTGCTTGTTGGTCTTGGTCAAGAGGCGTCATTTCGTGAAATACTCATGAATCTGATGAAAGAAATGCTCCGGGTCAAACTTATGCGCCATCTTGCGGTGCACAAGGTGCCAGCCGACCCAGAGCATCAGAAATGAAACCTCAACTCCAACGCCCTGACAGAATCCTATCCACATGTATCGAAGGACGTTCATGCGACCGTCTTTCTGCATCCGCCGTCTTGTGGTGTTGGTTGCACAGCCATCGCACTTCCAGCGGTTTGGTATAGTCGTCGTGGTGTGCTTCTGTTTTCTTGCTGCCGCAAACTTCGCATGGCTGCTTCACCAGTTTCCCGTCACGGATGGCGTTACTAACTGTGTTTTTGGCTGCGTATCGTTCAGGGTATTTTTCTTCATACCGCCGGTGTGCCTTGGCGATAGTAGCGGGATGTGCTTTGTGATACGCCCGTACATTCGCCAGCCGATGGGGAAGTTTCCCCCGTTCACGGTCATACGCTTGGACTGCCGCCAGATTCAGTTCCCGATGGCGAAGAACGTCAGCCTTGGCACACTCAATGCATTTGCCTAGATGCCCGTCCGCCATCTGCGGGTGCTTGTAAAACTCGTCCAGTTCCTTTGGAACTCCGCACTTGAAGCAAGTTTTCATGCACCCAGTATACTCCCATTCCGCCCAAAGTCAACTAAAAAGGAATCAGAAGGGGATGTCGCTATCATCAATTTGCCCGTTGAAGTCCTCGGGTTCCTGCGTCGCCGGAGCCGCTGCCCGCTTCGTCGTCGCAGGCTTCGTGGTCTTCGCCGCAGGCTTCGCATCGCCGTTGCCGCTGGTCACCAAGCCTCGGATGTCGTCCACGACAATTTCGGTCGTGTACTTCGTGACGCCCTGCTTGTCTTCCCACTGGCGGGTCTGCAATCGACCCTCGATGTAGACCATGTCGCCCTTGTGGATGTACGGCTGAATGAAACTCTCAACCGTCTTGCCCCACGCAACGATGTTTATCCACTCCGTCTTTTTGACTTTCTCGCCTGCTCGGTCTTTGTACGACTCATCGGTCGCAAGCGTAAAATTCGCAACGGCTTGCCCACTCGATGTATAACGAACCTCGGGGTCCCTGCCCAACCGACCGATGAGGGTGACTTTATTTACGCTTGCGCTCATTTTGATTTCTCCTTGAGATACTCACTGGCTTTTTCTAGAACTTCTGGGTTGTCTTTAGCTAAACCCAGCATACGATTACAAAGATGACACAGCAAGCCTCGTACAACTTTACGTTGATGGTCGTGGTCTACATGCCAAACGCTTCGCCGAAATCTGCTACAACCCGTGTTACCGGGGTCGCCTGTGCCACAAATAGCGCATCGGTGATTTTGTTGTCTTTCCATCTCGTCGAACTGAACTTGAGTAATTCCATAATGAACCATCAAAAAGCGATTACGCTGACTCGCTTTGTACTTCTCGTGGAGTACATGGGCGCACTGGCGACAATGGCAGTTCAATCCATCCTTGTAGCTTGTGACCCTGCAAAATTCTGATAGTTCTTTTTCTTTGCCGCAGCGGTTGCATGTTTTCATCCTAACAGGATACGCCCGTTGCAATCAAAAGTCAACTATTTACTTTCGTTTCGATGCCGTTTGCCTTGTTGATGAGTTTGGCAAGTCCGACCCAGCCATTTTCAAGTTGAACGGCTGCATCAACCCGCCGGAAAAAAGAGTCCCATCCCGCCTTGGTGATTTTCCCCGAGTCAAGAGCCTTCGTCGTCTGGAGCAAGAAGACCAGCGTCTTTCGGTTCACCGGGAGTTTCCCGCTGGACTTCAGGTTGCCCTTATTCGGGTCTGTCATGTCGTCGCCGAATGCTTTCCACTTCTTACGAATTTCAACCATTTCAGCCTCGGTCGGTAGAACCTCATCCGCTGAATCCTCGTCCCCGGGCTCACGCATAGACGCCGGTGCCGCAGCAGGGGCAGCCAGAGTCGTCGGTATCTCTGCCGCAGTCGGAGCAGAAACCGTCGCGAAAGCCGCAGAGGTCGATGACGTAGTCTGCGTCATTACGGGCTTGCTGACCTCTGGGGCTTGCGTAGGGCGTTCAGCAGCCGCCTTGGGCTTCGGAGTCGGTCTGGGGGCTGCCTCGCCCCGCTGGGCGTCCTGAAAGTCAGGCATAGCCTCCTGAGGGGCTGGTCGGTGCGGTCTCTCGTTCTCATCCACGGTTTCGTCGGCTTCGGGGTCTGCCTCGTCGGGAATCAGGAAGGCATTCTTCAGGGCGTATTTGAGAGCCCCCGTTTGAGCCTTGTACCCCGCTTTGTCGCCGGTGTCAGCACTGGTGCCTAGCCCGCTGGCCGTTGAAGTTTCAAAGGACTCCAAATCGTGAAAAATGATGGAGCACTTGACTCGCACTGCCGAGAACGGAGCGGTTGGGGCTTTCTCTCGGGCAATGGTGTAGGTGTCGCCAACGAAGTCAAAATTGATCTCAGCGTAGACCTTCAGTTCAATGAGTTGCTTTCGCACCGCCCGAACCACATTCACAGCCTGTAGAAAGTCGTACTTCAGGCTGTTTGAACCGGTCTTTTCAATGAAGTCAATGTTCTGGTACACCGCATGTAGTTTTTCTCTAAGTGTCATGATTTTTCCTTCTTTGTATATAACTCTTGAAGTTCTGAAGCGATAGCAATCAAGGTGTCATGGATGCTTTCCAGCACGGACGCTTTAACGTGGATTTTGCGGTCAGCGAAGTCCTTGTCGCTCTCAAGGAGCCGTTTCCGAATAGCGGTCACAAGCGCGGTCGGGTTATCATCAAAGTTGATTGGATTGAATTTCACGGCAAGAGTGCTTCCCGTCGTTGGGCTGTTGAACAGCAAGAGGTCGTCCCCAGCCGTGATAGCTGTCTGGATGCCGCAAAACTCGCCGCCCGCTGCTTGCACAATCTGTTTCAATTGGGCTATAAGTCGCTCGCTCATTTCTGCTCCTTCCCCATAGTACATCCGTACTGGTCAAAAGTCAAGTCCTTTTCCAAACTTTAGTACTATTGCATTCCCGTCTCGCCTGTGAGACAATGGGTTCTGGAGGCAAGACCCGATGGACAACATTAAAGACCCCGCCGACGATGGTATGGAAATCAGTGTCATTCGCATCCTTACCAAACGTCCCGATAACTGGTACAAAGCCGAGATATACGATGCTCGCTGCAAGAGAGCCTTGGAAGACCTCCACACTCTCGAAGTTGAAGCCGAATTTCTCCGAAAGGTAGGTATATTTGAATGATAGCTAACCTGCTTGAGCACCCGACGTATAAAATTGAAGACCGCCGACGCATCTTGCTCCGAATCCTTGCCGCGCTGCTCGCGGACCCCGACTGCCGATATGATTTCAAAAGCGCATGGAAATACGTAGAGGATGAGCATGCCAACTGGGACGCCCGCGAGTCAGTCATCAGACTTCTCCGCACGTTCCCCGTGCCGACCGACAATCCACCACCAGCCGAGATTGAACCGCCAGACGGCGAAGCGATTGATGAGCCTGCCGAGGCGTGACTTCGGATAGCAAGCACAGCAATTGTATTCGAGCGTCCAAGCACTGACGGCGAGTCCATCCCAGTCGTTGCACCAGTGCCCATCAATTTGCCGAACAACCTTTCGCTCATACGCCGTTACTGCGGGGTGATAAATCTTTTCGTCTTGAAACGTGTCTACCAACTGAAATCATCTTTCATGGCCTACCCTTTCTTATAAATTGGACCCTCGTACCCTTCAGCACCGAGCAACATCCCCGGCGTTGACTTTGAGACTACAGTCATGCAGTAAACAAGGTCTTCAACCCGGAGCCCGAACATCGTGTCATCCTCTTCAGTCCCAAGTTCATCGTGGAACAATCCCCAGATATGGAAGCCCATGGCGTCAGCTTCAAACATCCCATTGAGCAGGTCATCCCGGGACATCGCTTGAATGCCATTCTCACAAATCTTGCCGCCGTATGTTTTAACCCTGCCCCATTCGTGCTTCTTCTTTTTGCGGCGACCATCAGCTTCCTCGGTCGCGCTGTGCTCAATGCCGTCATAGTAGATGGTCTGCACATGGTACGGTAGCCCGGTTCTCTTGCTGGTTCGTGTCTCTTCCTCAATCGTGGCGTTCAGATAGTGCAGGGCTCGCCCACTTGGGAGTACCATGCGAATCAGATAACCGCCGCCCGCCATTTTCTGCCGTTGGAATTCAATAACGCAGCCCTTCCCTTGCGTGGGGTGCTGAATCCACTCACGATTCTTCTTGTCCCATGTGACTTCGCCGACTCGGATTATCCCGCCACGCTTGAGAACCTGTTTGAACGCTTCCTCCAAGTCATCCCAGAATTGAAGAACCTCGGGATAGGATTCTCTGAAAACTTCCACAGCCTTGTGAGCCAGTTCTTTCGGCATGTCAACGCCGCAGACGTTTTTCGCATATCCCCACAAGCCGCCACGGACTTCGTCGTTGTTCTCGTTCACGTACATCTCGCCGCCGCTGAGACCATAACCGGCACCGAGAACCGCAGGCTTTGAGTTCTGGCGGTCGTCTTTATACCCCGATTCGTATTCCTTCCACATCACCTCATACGGCTTGTTGAACAGCTTCGTACCGAAAGAAATATATGGGCAGCGAGCCTTCGTGCAGCCGCATTTCGGGCAATCAAACGGACCATCCAAATCAACGACGATATATCCACATTTGTTGCACGTGCGAAATACGTCAAGCATCGCTTTGCACCCGGCAGCCCAGCCGAGTTTGCGATTCTCAATGGCGTTTAGGTCGGCAACCACCAGCTTCTTTCCCGGCTTCGCTTGAAACAGACTGCGTAGCAGAGTAATGACCAGTTCAACCGGGGTAACGGATTTCTTTTTGTCGGGGACATCCATAAACTCCCGACAAATCGTATCGTAATCTTCCGCCAGCACAAGGTCAATAGCGTGCTGAAGTTTCTTTTGAACCGATCCCTCCCCTCGGGACATATTTTGAACCTGCACGGCACTATCAGTGTTGTCGGTCTTTCCGCTTGACCATCGCCCAGTCCGTGGGGCACCCATGTACTTAAATTGATAGCGGAGTCGGTCGTCCTCCGACAACTGCGCCAGAAAACGATTCAGTTTCGTATAGGAGGATTTCCGAGCCGCCTTGCGAAGCATGAGAACGGTACGAGCCTCGGGTGTCAGCTTTGAATCGGGATTCGTCATTTCAAGGTCAACATACTTTGCCTGCACGGAGCCCCACGCATAACCCCGAGCGGAAAGCCATTCTTTTATTTGGGTGTCAGAGTTGGGATTCTCCAGTCCAGTCAGTTTCTTTAGTTCAGCCCGTCGCTCGCTAATAAATCGCTCAGCGATACGCAGCATTTTTGTCGCCAATTCCCGATTTCCGGGCATGCCAAACTCATTGATTTTCTGGTCAAGCAGCCACCCTCGCCATTCAATTTCAGGAAACGGAATCGGCAGCATGCGATACCACAAGTCTCGTTCTGAGCGGATATCCTGTTTGCAGTACTCAACGTATTCGGCAAATTCCCGGGGATGACTATTATGGTCTCGGAATAGCGGCAGCGGCGGACCAAACAATGTCATGTTCGCGGCGGGGTCGTCTTTGAACTTCTGAAGCTGCTTCGTGTTCACGGGCTTGCAGAACATTTGGATAAGGTCTTCGCCCCGAGGGTCCTTCTGCTCTTTCATCTTCAGAATTGCGCCGACATCGGCAAGTTTCCCGGGCAGCGAGAGATTGTGAGCGAGAATTATCGGGTCCCGCCATTGCTCAAGTGGGACGAACCAATCCTCGTGAAGATATTTCGGTACAAGGACTCGTCGGGTGAGATTATATTCAAACGAGGAATTCCACGCAATCTTCATGATGCTGGGATTGCGAAGCGCATCCACAAGTTTCTTTGGCGGAGGACCGAGGTGCGGGAGCCACGCTTGAAGCTCTTCGTGGTCAAGCGCCCAAGCGAGCACCGTGATGCGGGTTGATGGGTGCTTAGCATAATTGTCAAGACCAACTTCCTTCAGGTCAAGGATTGAGCAAGTTTCGTAATCCATGAACAGAAATTGATAGTCCACGGGAAACCTTTTTACGACGCGGATATCGTGTCTCGCATCAACGCCAGTGCGAACTTCATATCCTCCCACGTCGTGTAGTGACGAATACCGTACCGTGGCGGTAGGACATGAAAGACGTTTTCTTTGCCGCCGAGCACGAAGATGGGCATTCTCTTGGCAAGAGCATAGCCAAATTCAACGTGCCGCCCGCCCCGACTGCTGGCTCGCAGGGTAGCATTAGTCAGTTCCGTATCCGTAGGAACGAACGCTACAAAGATATCCGCCATGTCAATATCCTCTAAGTCCACAAGGGAGGTCTCCTCCAGATACTTCTCCGGCACATCTTTTGTCTCTATGTTGTGAGGAACGGTTTCCTCAACCCATCGGGACGTGACGCCGATGCCAAGAGCCCGCAGTTCCGCCGCCTGAGCCTTCCGTTCTTTGATTGTTGAAAACATTGCTGCAAGATACACCTTCATGTTGCCTCCTACTTACTTTCTGCTTTGTCAAAACTGGCGTTCCGAGCCATCGGTGCGCCCTCGGCTTCCAGTTCAAGCTGCAAGAGCGCCAACGCACGCCACGCCATCTTTGCGGAGTGTCGTACGCCGTCTTTGTCGAGACCACCGCGCTCCATGTAGTGCCGAATGATCGTGTCCGCTTGGTCCGTGGATTTGCCGCGAGACCAATGTAGCGGTTGACCGGGGTTGTGTTGCTGGTTGCCGATGTAAGAAACCCGTGCGACTTCCGCAAGTGCGGCTGGAAAATAGTCCAGCACGCCGGTACCTATCGGATATTTCTTTCGTTCATCAGCTTCAGTCGGCAGCAGCAATTTCTTCTCGGTCATGGCTTATCCTTTTTGAACAGTTGACTACGCAATTCCACTTCAATCTTGCTTGCAATGTCGGGATGTTCCACGAGGAATCGCCGAACGCCGTCAAATCCTTGCCCCAGCCGCTCCCCTTTGTACGAGAACCATGAACCACTCTTCTCTAGCACGCCTTCCCGAGCACCGATGTTCAACAGGTCTGCCTCGTGGGATATCCCTTCACCGTAGAGAATCTGAACCTCGCATTCAGTGTACGGTCTTGCCAATTTGTTTTTGACAACTTTGATGCGAGTCTGGGCACCGAGAACTCTATCGCCGTCCTTAATAGCTTGAATCTTGCGAATATCAAGCCGCACCGAAGCGTAGAACTTCAGCGCTCGCCCGCCCGTAGTGGTTTCGGGGTTCCCGAACATTACGCCAATCTTTTCACGAATCTGATTGATGAAAACCAGAACGGTTTTCGTGTTGTTCGTGATCGCCGTCAGCTTCCGAAGCGCCTGCGACATCAGTCGCGCCTGCAAACCCATCTGCGGCTCACCCATCTCGCCTTCAAGTTCAGCCTTCGGCACCAGCGCCGCGACCGAATCAACCACCACGATGTCAACTTTGCCCGAACGAATCAGCGCTTCGGTGATTTCCAGCGCCTGCTCGCCGTTATCGGGCTGCGAAATGAGGAGATGGTCAACATCCACACCCAGTTTGCGAGCGTACACGGGGTCCAGAGCGTGTTCGGCGTCAATGAACGCAGCCTGACCGCCGAGTTTTTGTGCTTGAGCGATAACGTGGAGCGCGAGCGTGGTTTTTCCTCCCGAATTGTGTACTACAAATTGATCTGCCACGTAGTTTCTGTGCGGTTCCGCCATTACCAAATCAAACATCGGTCGAAGACCAATCGGAGTGATGGATTCAACTTGTTTGTAGATTTCTTGAAAGCGGAGATTGTTGTGACGGGCCAGCGCATGGTGAACGTGCTGGTCACGAGATAGGAATCGCAACCCGCCGAGGTCCCCAGAATTCAGCTTTTCCACATAAGCGTCAAGGGACATGTTGTTCATGTGAGCTTCGACTACGGCTCGGGCGCGGGCCAAACGACGGTACACGTACGTAACTGTTTCCTTGGTGGTGTGATTGATAACGGCTCGAACGTTTTTTACCCCCGCGACCGGATGAAATTTCACATACAAATCGACGCGATTTTTGCTGCTATCTTTTTGTTGTTCAACCGAGAACGGGGTGTTATTGTGAATCGCGATTAGGATATGTGAAGTCAAATCGCGCAAGCGCCTATATTTTCCACCTGCCGTTTTGAATTGATGGTCTGCGGATGTGATGATCTGATATCCGCCCTTGACCGTAAGGATGAAGGCTTCCTTTTCTCCCGCGTACACCACGTCTAGAATTTGGTTGCGAACAATCCGACCCGTTTCATTTACCGAAGCAGTATAATAATACGCATTTTCTGTCGCAGGGCGAGGATACTTTCCCTGTCCGCTTCCCGAGACAGGAAGATTGTGAAACCGCTCATACAGTCTTTGAATGGTCCCGCCTTTATGGTTTGCGACGTGAGTTCCGGTTACTACCGCGTATGGAATGAAAGTGTCGGCGTCAACACACTCGGGACCGTAAATCTCGATAACCCGTCCCCGAGGGAGTCCGCCAATGCCAAGGGCTTCATCAAGAGCAAGGGACGAAGTCGGAATCACGTCGATGGCAACAAACTTCTTGCTGCCGAGCATCATAATTGACCCCTTGCCGTGCTGCTTCTCAATCCCGGCAATGGCGTCGTCGAGTGAACCGCCGATTGTCTTATCCGATTCTTTATTCAATTAAGACTCCAAACATTGCCTTGCCTTGCCTTGCCCCGCCATGCCTCGCCGCGCCATGCCTCGCCGCGCCGTGCCGAGAAAACTAAGAATCGCTCTCGCCCTTCGACGTATCCTTGTACTTCCCGTCATCGAACAGCTCGATGACAATCATGTCAGGACCAACAGGAGCCATGCCGCCAGTTTCTCCGTACGACCCGATATATTTCAGATACGTGCCGCACTGAAGGGCAACGGTCTTCACAGTGGTAATCGAACCATCGGGCAGGCGCTTGGTGTATCGGCGACTGGTTTTGGCCTCTTCGTGAAGGTGACCCGACAGAGTAATCGTTGAATCCGTCAGCAACATGTTGCGTTGCATCCGCTGAACCTTCGACCCAGCGGTTGCCGCCGCCCCTGCCCCATGGAACAGAGTGAAGGTCCACAGATGCCCCCGCCAATACACATCGACGAGCAACAACCCGCCGCTGTAGGGAATCTTGTTCGTCGTCTCCCGGGACAGTCCCTGCGCAATCAACCGAATTGCCCCACCCCCTTCGTCCAGCGCCTTATCAATCCGCCGCTCGTGGTTACCACCAACGTATCCGATAATTCGGTTAGCGATTCGTTTGTGGAGGTCGATGTATGATTCACACTGCCGAAGAGGTGTCATCGTGTTTTCTTTGATAGAACCCGGCGAGGTTTTTGTCGCCGAATCAATCGCATCGCCAAGCAAAACCACCAAGCACTGTGGGTTTTTCTCAACCCAATCAATATCTTTAATGACTCGGGCGGTATCGCAAGTGACGTGCCCGAGTTGCTCGTCGCCCTTGGCAAAAATGAGGGGTTTATCCCACGAATCGGGGATGATGACTTTGGCTCGGCGGCATTCTTCCAAATGCGTTGATATCCACTCGATTTTGACTTGCTCAACGACTTCATGGTCCGCAGGCTCCGCAGTCACAGTCAACTTATCTTCGATGCGGTGATATTCAGCCCACGCTGCCAGTCTCGCCGCGTCCGCCGCTTCATATCGAGCGACAGCCGCTTTGAGCCGAGTAATTTCGCCATGCAACAGCGGCGTAAGCGTCTTGTTGGCTCCTTCCGTGGAGTTTGGTTGTACAACTTTCTGTTTCGACCTTGCCATATTGCCTCCTAGAAAAATCTAGCCTTG